TATAGAGTTTTGTTATATCACTTTTTGGACATGTGTTACACGTGATTTTTCTTATGCCGCCGATTAAATAGTTCGTGTGATTTGTTAATGCGATGTGTTGTGTTAAGTGTGATATCGTGCTTATATTATTACAAAATGATTGCTTGCATTCTTTACATGTGTAAACTGCAGGCTCACTACATATATAACAATAGAATTGTGATTTGAGATTTTTGTTTTCATACGATTCTGTGATGGAGAATTTGTTGAATGTATGAGATTTGTAGTGATGTGGGTGTGTTTTGACGAAATTGTAATAAGCATCGGATTGATCAAAGCCTACAAGATGATCCATGATTTCATGGAGATCAGTGGCGTGAGTGCTTAATAACATTTCTGAGTCAGGGATGTCTTTTCTAAGTAATTCTGACAAGTGAGCGTTATCGTAGAATTGTGTTTTTGCATCTATATATTCACGTAGAACATATAGGAATTTAAGGCGTTTATCGTCAGATAAACCTTTGCTATCTAGATAGTAGTAATATGGATACAAACATGAGTATAGTGCAAAGATACGTGCTAGATTTACATCTGGACTATATGCAGTATTCTTATCTGCTAATAGCAGGGCTGCATAGAGACGTTCGAATTCGGGTAGCGGGAACATCATATTGCCAAAGGTAAATGTATCTTGTGAAAGAAATTCGCGTGCACCACGCTCAACGGGATCGACATGATATTTGTTTCTGTTATTTTGTATATCATAACGAGATAAAAAGTATGATATATCCATATGTCGGTCATAGTTTATGAGGCGTTTATCATGCAAAAATAAACCATCATCTGATAACACCTTGCTTTTGCAGATGTATTTGTTGATTGTTGTGATTATTTCTGTACTATGGTAGAGTGGTGTTGTTTTTATATAATCGGATGGTATAGTATTCATTGTTGTTGATGCGATGAAATTGCGTACTGGTCGTTGGAGCTTGAAATTCTCGTTTGTAGAGGTTGACAATTGGAACAAGTAGGCATATGTATCAATGAATAGGTGCATAATTGAATTACCATCAGCAGTTCTGGAGTTACCTGATGTAACGCCTCCTGGTTTTTGATATAATTCGTCACCAAATACAAGCATGTTATATAGGATTTGCGTTGTTTCTGCAATGTGTTTTCTCCATAGTGTGTTCATATTATCAGGGCTCAATTGTGAAAGTGCCATTGAATCATATGAATCAAAGAACAAAATAGTTGCAAATAGCTGGATTAAATTCGAAATTCTACGATCCCACTTGGGATAGTCCTTACCTCCTAATTCAATGTGTTCGGTCATATTAAAGCCATTATAGAATTGTTTATAGAGTGTATTCCAACCACCATATTGGTAAACGATGCCGATTGCGATGGGGCCGTCGAGGGTTGATGAATATTTAATTTTCTCTAAAAACCATCTAAATAGTGATCTACCTAGCTCAGATTGATTGATGTTGATAGCTAGTATAGTTCTGTCGCGGTGTTTTGTTGAGATTGCGACTTTGTTAATGACTAAGGTTAAACCTTG